CCACGTTCATTATAAACAAAGTATTCTTCGATCTTCTTGATGAATTCAACACCTGATTTTTCATCTTTTTCTTTAAAGATCTCGCGGACTTTTTTAATCTTGCGAGGGTCGATAAAGCGAATGTCGGTAATACCATTTTTAGGTTTTGCCGTATCAATTACTTTGTGGAAATAAATTCTACCATCAATATACCAACGACGATAATAGTCTTGTGCTCTCAGATTAAATTCTAAAAGATCCAGAATTGTTTCAAACTCTTGTTGAATCTTTTTCTTAATTGGATCAGATAGTTTAACATTATCAAGATTGATTTCAACAGGACGTTCATCGTCAAGGTTTGAAATAGAATCATTCACAATATCATCAATGGCAGAGTCGACATCTGCCATAAAAGCAATGTCGCGATACTTTTTAATAAGTTCTGCCTCGGTGTTGGCAGTTCCATCTATATCAAGGTAGGTGCCAAAATAGCCACCTGCCTTAATGACATCAGAACCGCCATCGTCCGTCGGCGGCACAAACGATTTCTCCGTTGGTGCCGCCTTAGATTTTTCAACTTTGTAACCAAAAATTTCCATAACTCAATTTTACTTTTCAATATTGTACGCTAATATTTATATCAGATTCAGAGCTTCTAAAGCTGAAGATAGTAGAGACGAAGGACCATCATTAGTGGTATAGTACTGATACTGGAATGTTACTGTGAACTCTTCGACCACGTCGTTCTGTCCATACTGAAGAGAGATTTCCGACATATTGATCGGGAATGCGTCAAACAGTTGGTAGGACTGTAGAGTATTTCCATTGCGATCGAGATGTTCAACTGTGATGTCCTGTTGATAATCTCTTGGTCTCAAGACACCAGTATTTGTTTCCAGATTATTCAGTCCGTTCATCCATCTTTCAAATGGGCGACGAAGTGAGAATTCAGTATCGTTAACAATCGTGATTGTCCATGGATCAAAAATACGCTCGCCAGCGAGTTTAACTTCCCGACCACGATACTGGAGTACAGTTGGGTTTACGTTAGATGCAGGAAGTGCAGCACCAGTAACCAAAAGATTCTTGTCACTGACATTGAATCTAACATAATCTGGGAAAGTCAGCGTTACGAGAAATTGATTTGGTCTTGCACCACCAGCACCCAGTAACCCCTTAAATTGTGAAATATCCATAATAGATCTCCTAGTCTTTCTTGTTTATTGGGTTATGCGCCGATTTCTTCAAACTCAATAGAAGTTCTCGTAGCGATGAAATTCAGTTGGACGAAGTTGATCGATTTTGCAGGTTTGATAAAGATATCAGCAACGAATTCGTTACGGTCAATTATCTCACCAGTGTTGTTTGTATCATCACAAACTACTCGGAAGTCATAGATACCACGACGACCACGAACATCGCGGAGGAATGGTTCTACAATCGACTTGAACTGAGCGCGAGTAAACACGTCATTGAATTCGAACAACTGGAACTTAGCCGCAGTCGAAATTGCTTTTTCAAGAACGATAAACAGACGACGAACATTGATACGATCAAACGATGAAGGTTTCGACAGCAGTGTCTTATCGCCAAAAAGAACGATGCCACTTCCTGGGAGACTAGCAACAGGATTGATACCAATCTTATAAAGTTGGTCGCGCTCTGTTTGGTTTGGCGACCAAAGAAGTTTAACAACGTTCTTGATCGCACCACGATTTAGACCAGCAGGTGAGAACCAAGGATCATTGGTACTATCAGTACGAGCACAAAGACCAGCAATGTCAGCGTTCAAAGGAACGTTTACATATACGTCATTATACTTATCGTATTGAACCTTCCAACCTGAATCCATAACAGCGTATGAAGTCGAGCGATTTAAGGTTGAACTTCTATATGTTACGATGTCGTCTGCCTCATCACCAGCATTGTTCTGGACTGCTGCCAGAGGCGGCGAAACAAACGCAACACAGTCAAGACGATCAAGAACAATATTGTCGATAACATGCTGAACAACTGCAACAGCATGACCACCAGTCAGAAGAAGCGAAACATCAACTAGTTCCTTATTGCCAAACAGATCGTAACCTGCTTGAAGATCACCAGCTGCAGGAGCAGCATCAACGCCGACTGTAAGCGAAACATTTTCTGGTGAATTAAGACCGACAAATGCACCTGCAACTGCGGCAGTTGAACCCCAATCAGACATTCCTGTTGGGTGATCCATCCACCAAATGTATTTTGATTGTGAATTAATTACGTTCTTATAGAAGTTTGATGACCCATCAGAATTCTTAGCATCTGATGCTTTAGAAAGGAATGGGAACTTTTCTAGAACAGTACCAGCAGTACCAGTAAATGCGCCATCTTCGTCAACAACGATTACGTGAACTTCGTCGCCAGTTGAATTGAACTTCGCCGCATGTGCTGAGGTTCCTGGAGCAGAATCGAACTGTGCAACATATGACCATTCGCCGAATGTTAATGCGTCTGCAATACCAACACGCAGGGAGTTACCAGTAGCACCTGGATACTTAGCAGCCCAAGTTCCTACGTTTGCTTCTCCCGAAGAATACGATGCTTCATAAACATCTTGGTTATTAATTGCAATTGCAGTTCCGGACGAAACAGCATTTCTTGCTGCTGTGCCAACTGCACGAACGAGTTGTAGATTATTTCCGTAACCAAGGAAGTTTGCTGCAGTGTGGAAGTGTACTGTAGTTGTGCTTGTTGGTTTACCAAACTCACGGACGAGTTGGTTTTCTGACGAAACTGTTTTAATTTCGTTTACAGGTCCCCAAAGGAAGTAACCAACGTATCCACCAGCGGAAGTTGAAACTGCTGGTACGACGTTAGTTAGATCTCTTTCAGTAACTAGGACTCCTGGCGATAATTGAAATGCCATGTTTTATTCTCCTTGTGTTAAAATGATCAGTTTCATCTTGTCTTTTATTTATAACTCGTGCATTTTGTACTTATCGATACGTTGTATCGACTTTCCAATAATCACCCCCAGCAATAAATACTTCTTCTTCTCTTCCACTAACAATAATACCAAAGGGAGTAAGTTCTTCTTCAATCTGTCTCATTTGGGTGTCATATAATTTTTCACGAATATCTATATCTGTCAAGTCTTTAAAGTAAGTATTTGTGGTTAACCATCCGAACATTACTAAGCACATTGCTAAGTCGTCATGATAACCTTCGTCTGCTTGATACGATCCTGCTTTTTCAATAAACGTTGACAATTCGCTAATGGTATCAGCATCAAAAATTTGTAACTTCATTTCTTCTAATAACGACTTAAACGTAAAACAACCCTGTCTCTTAACTTGCTTTGACATTCTGACACCAAAGGTAGTCGTTTTGCCAAATCCAGGAGACAGATATTGTTTGTTCGCATCTCGAGCAGTTGTAAGAATATTATCATATTCTAAGTCGCTATGTAAAATATCCGCGACTTGCTGCCCAATATCATTTACTTCAATCAATACGTGTGCGGAGTTATAATCTCTCGCTACCTTATTTATAATATTTGGAAATAAGAGTGGAGCGATCTTGTTATCACGATACTTTGCCACCATCTTGTAAGGAACCGAAGTAACATCAATCACAACCGCTGTGGAGTAGTCTCCGCCGATACCTCTTGCAGTATCTACAGTCATCGCATATGTTCTCTCTGGCATAGGTTCTTCGAAGATATCTAATCCATCTTTAGTATAGACTGGATCAATAGAACTCATATTTGCAAGAGTCTTAGAATTAATAAGCGTATTGCTCGAACCAAGAAAGTTACACATAACTTCCTGATTGAATTTCAATTCACCGAGAAGTCTTAGTTGTTCTTCTGCCCATACATCATCACGTCCTGGAATTTCAGTATATGGAATGAACATTGGCACAAAACCATTTGCACCCTTTTCTGCTTCATTCCAGAATTTCCAGAAGTGATTATATCCCATTGGAGTTGATGTTAGAAGAATCTTAGTGGTCTGACCAGCAGAAATTGTAGGATAAACTGAAGCGAAGAACTGTTCAGCAACAGTGTTTGGAATGATCGCTGCCTCATCGATATACAACCAGTTAACTGACTTACCACGAATACCGCTGGTAGTTGTTGCTGAGGTAAATATTTTCGATCCGTTTTCTAATTCAATATCACCCTTGTTCCAAGTCTTAACACCTTGCTGCATCCAGAGTGGTAAGTTTTCATACATGCCTTGGTAACGAGACATAACTTCTCTGGCAGCAGCAGTTTTGTTTGCCATAATGGCAACAGTCTTAGATTCTTGAAAAAGTGTATACCAAAGGATACATGCAGCAGAAGTAATAGTCTTACCCTGCTGGCGACCTTCCATCAGAATCACTTTACTATTGTCCAGAATATGAGCGACCTTTCGCTTCTGACAATCGTAGAGTTTAAATAACTGAAGACCGTGATCGAGAGTAACGATTTGGCAATAGTTTTCAATAAAATAAATTGGATCTTCTTGGCACAACTCAAGTTCTGTCAACTGTTCTATCGTAAAACTATGTTTGTGCCCAATCGGTTTTAGATTAATATTACCGTGGTATGAGGATTCTTCTTCACTCATGATCAATAATCTTTGTTCTTTCCGCTTTCAATGCCTTTAATAGATCTGAGGTGGATCCAGCAAAAACAATATTATTCTGAGTCTCAATATTACCTTTTGATGGTTGTTCTTCGCGCAGTTTCTTTTTCTTTGCTTGAAGATCTAATAGATCCTTGGCAGTGTCGCCAGTGGTTTTAATCAACTGTCCGACAACTTCGTATGCACGAGGACTGTCACTGGCAAGAGCAACACCTAACATTCCATCAAGTGCTTGTTGACTTTTATCAATAAGTGTATTGAGTTTTTGACGAGCAACTTGATAATCGTCTTCGATGTCGTCGCCTGTTGGTATGTGCGCAACGGGAACTTGAATTGGTGGAGCAGGTGGGATGACTACTGCGGTAGATGTTGGCGCAGACTGAGTCCCAAAAATCTCATCTAGTTTGTCATAATTATTCAAAGAACTCATCGAATGTCTCCACATAGTCCCACACACCAACTTCTGGTGTTACGTCGGATGGTGATGTTGTCACTGTATATTTTTGTCCATTGTTGATATCAACAGTATCATTTGCGTATGTATTCGCAATAGCAGTTCGAATGATACCTTGCAGTTCGACTGGACCGTAGAAATTCAATCCAAGTTTGAAATTCAAAGTCCAGATAACTGACTGTCTCTGAGCATAATCGCCTTCGTATTGATCTTCATAATCAATTCCCTCCATCGTTATTTGCAAGTCACGTTTGATACCCATCTCTGGAACATCATTAATCGTAACGCAAAAATCTGGATTGAAGAATGGTAGAATCTGCTCAATAATTTGCAATCCATCATCTTGGTTCTTTGCGAAAATGTAGAGAGAGATAGACATGTCATATGGAGTGCTTGTAAACTGACTGCGTAACTTATTTGTATCGTCGCCTGTACCTACTGCACTGTTTTTTGTCAGTACATTAATCTTACGAGATGGATTGTAACTGAGTCCAGTGA